CTTGGACTTCATATATATCAAACATCGCAACATGGGCAGTACACACACGGCACCGCGCGCCCAAAACACCCCTCCCCCGCCTTGCGTTTTCCCTGCGACACGGCGGCACTATCCAAAAAAACAATGACAGTTACCCATAAAAAAAGTGAGTCATTGCAACGTATACAGGGTACTCAAAGCAGCACAAAATAAACATGGACTTTTGAGAAGTGCATAAATACAATGTAAGTGAGATATGAATCTCAACGACACCGGGCCACGGCGCCGCAATAAGGCGGCGACACTGCAAGGTGTAATAAGGAAGGACGGCTACATATGAAGATTAAATCAATGGAAACAGGCTACAAACGCACAGAGACGACAAAGGCACTCCGCAAAGAGGCTAGACAGACTGGCACGCTCGCTATCCGTAAAGGGGATAGTAGGCGAGGGCTACACTGCTGTAAAGCACCAACACTAGCAGAAGATAGTACAATAGAAGACGTCTATCTGACCGCCGAGCAACAGGACACAATAGCATTGCATGCCTTGAGGGAATCGCTCGCATCTGACATCCTAGTGCCGGGCTACAAATGGACACGCTACACCCTGTGCCAACGTGCCGCCTTTGGAATGAATACGGAGGACTTGCGCATGGAGTACCCGGAAGTATTCCGCACCAACTATCAGGATATCTTAATGACTGCAATCACGGCAACGTATGACTTGGAAAAGGTCCAAACTGCATGCGGCAAGGTGCGTAAAGAACATCCCGCGATGACGGACACTAGCATACTTTTAAAGGCATACTTCCGTACAGCGGGGAGCGCCATCAAGGCTTATGTCAGAGCCAATAAATCGCACTCATACAGGGTGCAATTGAATGCTGGGGGATACTTGCCCACGAAAGAGGAAAAAACCGCTCTCAAGGCATGCAGGGCGGCTCTGAATGCACGTGAAGCGGCCGAAATCATCGACCAGTATGAGGATGGAGAACAAACAGTGCAAGTATTGTCCTACATCGAGCCGCAACGATGGGAAACAGTAGGACGTACCGCCGTCATAGACCCTGATAGGGCCTTCCATGGTGCAACGGCATGGAGTGACGGACTCGCCATGGTAAGTGACATTGGCGCCCTGGAGTTTGAAACCGTAATGCTAGATATGGAGCTAGCACGAGCGCTAGAGAGCAAGCCTGCTGATTTACAATTGGCTCGTGACCTATTCAACGGGCTAGTATCGCCCAAGGCTTGGAAATCTACGAACGCTCGCCGCCGTACACGGATACAGGGTGCCTACCATGATATATTGGGAGTGGACGTATTCGATACGGCGCTCTAGCATCAAGCTTAAAAGCCTGTAGCTGCAATGGTTACAGGCTTTTTTAATTGTATGGTACACAAACAGCCGCCTAAGTGTCTATTATAGTGTAAGCACAACACAAACAGCCGCCACAGAGGGGAGCGGCACGAACGACAACACAGAAAAAAACTTAAAAAGACGGTACACAAACAGCCGCCCAAGTGTCTATTATAACGAGAGACAAAACAGCAACACCAACAGCCGCCACAAAACGAGGCGCGGGCACATATGAGCCAGTGAGAACTGGTGTGGCTAGCCTGCCGCTGTGTTGCTGAATTGCTACCGAAGTGAGGAGCCATGATGCTATCCGCATAGTTTACGGGATGCGGGCATACATGGTGAGAACTCACCGGTGGCCATAAATAGGTCGTGTTGGTTGAATGGCCACAGACTGGTGGATGCTGGGAGTATACGCAATGCTGTTAGGATCGATGAGCTTCGTGTACGATATAACAAGGTGTATGAACTGCTGTTATCCCTGTAAAGTATGGTAGTAATGATTGAAGTACCAAAGGACGATGGAATGAAGTACAGGGTGTATGGACGAGGACATAGAAGAGAAGGTTGGTGAGGTGACAAAGTGATTAAGGCTATGGCGCTGTTGGGCTGTTGCGCAGTCACACTTGGTACTGTATATTACTATGGCATCAGGTGGATAATTCTGTGCGCCTGCTCAGTGTTTGGTGTAAGCGTATGAGAAGATTTTGGAAATGGGGGTGGCGAAATGACGGAAGCTAAATTTGAGAAGGCATTAAAGTTGATGGAAGAAATGGTCTACTATAACAGAAAGATAGTCGATATGGAGGAAATAATTCAGACGGATACCGAAATGAGAGTGGCGTGCCAAAATGTGAACGCGCACACGTGCGGACTTGATAAAGATGACGCCGAGATACTGCTGATGCGTTGGGAGTCGAATGTGCGGGCGTGTGAATCGGCGTTGAGGGTACTGTAAGGGGGTGGTGAGGTGATAACGATCGAGAAAGAGCCGCAGATAGACTATGCCGCTATTGTTAGTGCAACGAACAATGTGCATGACTATGTAAAACAAAGCGAGACAGGCGGGTGCCCTGATAGAATGGTAAGAGAGTGCCCAAAGAATAGCACGCATGATTGCTGTGGGCATTGCCTTAGATACTTAGAGGACGTGGGTTGCCAAACGCCATGCCCCGCAATTGTTATGATGGCGGAGAGATACATGCTGGATGTAGAGGGGAAGCTGGTGAGGCGATGATAGTGATCGAAAAGGAAGAAGAGGTATTGGATTATTACGGGTACATCAAGAAGCTAAAGATAGGGAGGTCAGTTCATACGGCGCTACGATTTGTAGGCAGAGATGTAGACCCTTCGTTGGAGGCCCCCCCAATATCTGTGCTATGCGACCACCATTGCCCGGGTGACGAGGATAGAAGTTATGATGTGTGCTGTGCGGCCTGCATGTCTGGGTTTGCGGGTACAGCTGAAAAGGCGAGCCGTTGCACTGAACCGTGCCAACCTGTGAAGCTGTGCGCCGAATTAATGCGAGACGGGGTGATAGAGTGATACTGATAGCTAAAGACCTTACGCCTACCAAGGAGGAGTATGCCGAGGTGTTTGCTAGGTACTACAGTAAAATGCACATGTATGCACAAATGGAGAATGCCTACTTTAAGGCAAGAAGGTGTGGTTGCGAGGATCAAGGTGATGTTTGGGGACACGCTGATTGTTGCTCAACATGCTTCCATTATGGTGAAGGATGCGAGAAGCCGACATGCCGCGCTGTTGCCGCGATACTGCATGTAGATCTGTAACGATGCCATGCTGAGATGTGGCACCGTTAGAGCGCTACTGCTCTAAATGCTTATGTTCTGAAAGGAGAACGAAAATGGCAGATCAGGAAAAATTGGTGCTTAAAAACGCGCCGTCCATCTTAGCGATGGACAAAGCGGCGGATGTCGCCACGTTGACAGTCCCCATCATGGGGTTGATCGACGCAAAAGATGGTAAGACTACCCACGTTGTAACAAGCGGCACATTGCAGGTTGTGCGTAGTGATGGCAAGATCATCACACTGATGGTCAATGCGTACTACAAGTAGGAAGTTACTGTGGGCAAAGGTGGCCGACCACGCTTGCGTGTCTTGGTCACCTGTCCTTTGGATCGCACTTTGCGTGTTCAGTATCATATGCGCCATGGAGAATGCGAAGGCAATCCCCATGATGTGGACGATAGCGGTACTGAGTGTAGCTGTGTTGGCAGGAGTGTTTTGGCTTGTCACACTGGTAACACGTAATGTATACACGTCTCGTATGCACAAGGAGGTCGACCGGATGTTGGATGGGCTGTTGAGTATGTATGAAGAGGCGTTCTACAATAAGCGGGATAGCGCTAGGAAACCTGCAAGCACTAGAGCTACCTACCCCGGACTTGGTACGATCGAAGAATACACAGAGGGCGGCGAGAATCGCGTCCGTTTCGTAAGCGGGAGATAATCCCGCTTTATGGAGAGATAGCTCAACGGAAGAGCATATGAACTGGGCTTAGGGCAGTGACGCAGGTTCGACTCCTGCTCTCCCACCCGTATAAACCAAAAAGGAGGTAGTGGTATGATACATATAAGAGAGCTTGCAGGGAAAATTGGTGACAACGACAGTGTTCCGTGCCGCGTGAGCTCGACGCTCAGTGATGTTATACTCGGTTCAACGTGGGCACACAACCATGTACTGAACATACTGGAAAAAGGGTGCGGGATTACCATATGCCTGCTAAAAGACAATGGATTTTCAGTAGAACTATTCAGTGCGGGAAGCAGTAAGTTAGGTGACGATATGATACTGAAATTCCTGAGAAACGACTGTGAAGAGTCGAAGCGAAAGATAAAAGACGGAGCAACACTCATAATATTAAGAGTTTGCGCAGGAAGGAGGTAGTGGTATGATAACGATAAACAAAGAAGACGCCTGCTACTCAAAGAAAGAGTTGCTTGCGGCTTTGGGGTATCGTAAGAATGATGATCTGCACATTCTGGTAGGCAATGCCTACCGCGCCAAGACTGGTGAAAAGATTAATAACAACGGAAGGGCTTGCTACGTACCGTCCCAGCTGTGCTCATGCAGAGCCTGCGCTAATAATAACGGGGGGTGTTGCGCGTTAGAACTCAACACTGGCAAGAAACAATGCGACACTTGCGAGAATCCGTGTAAGGTAATCGAGGAGCTAAGGAGGGGATTGTAGTGATAATGATAGCGAAAGGAAGTTGCTCTACAATAGAGGATGTACTGCGAGATGCGAGTTGCCTGTTTGGGTGTAGCCGTACCTATGTGCAACGCGCGTTGAAGAGGAATGCGCCTTGCTTGAAGGCAGAGCTGTGTGAGAGCGCCTGCAATAATACTAGATCTAGTTTCGGAGTGAGGTCATATTACAGCGTTAATGAGAATTGCTGTGCATGGAGAAATGCGCCGGGCAACCCCAATCTCTCCACAAAGGACAAGGAGCAGTGCGCGGCCTGTACGAATCCATGTAAAGCGATAAAGCAGTTAATAGAAATGGGGTATGGCCAATGATAACGATTGATAAAGAAACACGAGCCGAGATAGAGGTTGGGGACAAGATTGTGTATGTGCACAAGAGCCAGTCCGAGACGCCGCCTAGTTACTTCATCGTAGGAGACACTGGTGTAGTGCTAAGTATAAGACTCAAGGAAAATGGTGATAAAGCGCTACATAAATGCCGGAACGATCGAAACGGTGAGGTGGAAGCCCTGTACAAGAAAGAATTGGAGATGGTGTGATGATAACAATCGAGAGGGAGAGCATAGACCTGATACCCGGAACTGAGTTCAGTATTGGGGACAGGGTAATATCCGTCGAGCAAGGCGGGCAGGTTGGTACTATCCTATGCTACACGGTTCTTCACCATAATAATGTGCCTGAGCTTAACCAAATAGGTGTTGTGTTCGATGCTGATGTTGGGGGACACTCGCTTACTGCTATAAATAATATACCCGCAGAGGCTAGATGCGAGGACGGGCATGGTTGGTATTGCTACCGAAGTCTACTGCAACGCACTAAATAACGTCTAACCTGCACCCCGCTGTGCATTAGAATAATTCGTTAGATCCCAATAAGTGTATTGTTGCTAGGGCAACAGAAAAGGAGTTTCAAAATGAAAACAGTTAAAGTAGCATTCGTACCGGGAACAGTCAAAGAAGTGGCCGCAGAAGACAACGCAACACTCGATCAGATCCTTGAGATCGCCGGAATCAACGCAGAGGGTTACGATGTACGCATCGGTGACACCACAGCGACCATGACCGTTATCCCCGCAGACGGAACAAAGATTTACCTCGTCAAACAGGTTAAGGGAAACCTGTAGACCTGACAGACTGGTCAGTTGGACGCCGGAGTGGAAGCGAGAGCTTCCCTCTCAAGCCCACGGTAATGCGTAGTAGAGTAGTCGCTACTTGCATGGGCGTGACTCCCGTTGCGACGTGGGCTTGAGAGAGGGGCTTAACCCTCTTCACTGGAAAGGAGTGATGATGTAAATGAGTATCAAAAGAACGGAAGAGTATAAAGGGATACCATACATGTTTGACGATGCGTATGGAGAGACGGAGAACAAGCGCACAGCGCAGAGGTTAATTGCGATGGCGGCGAAGACTTCATTTGAGAAGCTGTTCGTACCGTTCCCGCCTAACGCAACACCGACGCTTACAAAGGAAGACATGATCGCGGCTGAGGCTGACGATGGTGTACTGTATGTACTTCCTATCGGAACGAATTTCTCGGATGGTTTTGAGCTACCGACGATCTACACCGACGAGACATACGAGACCGCTCTCGGGGGTATCTATGGGGACAGCGTCGTGTTCATGTGCCTGCCACCCATTGTGGAAAACAACGGGGCGATCAAGGAGATTATCGACCGAAAGGCCGAGGCGTGCCTAGACTCTGAGATAGAGCCCAAGCGCAGAGCCTATGAGCATGCGCAGGTGGCGGCGTTTATCTCTAGCAGAATTGGCGCTAGACGCAAGACCGCAGAGCAGAATCTATCGCAGTACAGAGCCTCGTACAAGACAAACGCAGAGGCGATGTTCATGTATGCGGGCAAGATTGAAGAGGCGGAGGCGCTGATTCGCGGAACATCCGACGACCCGCAGGAGAAAAAGCGCATCGAGGACGATATTGAGGAGCTGTTCGGTAGCACCGTGCTCAAACGGGTGGAGTTTAAAGGTACGACGGTAATCTTCCACACCGGAGAACTGTCAATCACCGACGCAGGAGGAAATGTGAGACCGATCGGAGCCTTTGAAGCAACCATAGACTTGCCGTCAAGCTCTGTCAAATTCAATAACACGAACAACCACATCGACCCGAAGTACGGCCGTATTCCGCATCCGCATTGCAGTTCCGAGGGGAGTCCGTGCCTCGGAAACATAGGTAGCGTAGTTCCTGCGCTGTGCCATGACTATGACGTTCTCGGGCTGTGGCAGATCGTACTGTCCTTCCTGACAAGCTACAATGGAGACGACTCTTGGGGCAGGCAACTGATACAGTGGCCGGCTGTTGACAAGAATGGAAACAAGATAGCCGCTCCGTCGATTTCAGCACAAGGCGCGGCGGTTAGGTGCCATCATTGCGGCGACACGATAGAAGAGGGAGAAGAGCAAATCTGCGATCGGTGCGGGCATACGGTATGCAGTGAATGTGCAACAACATTCGTAAGGGAGGACCTTACAGAATACACGCTTTGCGAAGACTGCACGGAATACTGTGACATATGCGGGACACAGCACGACCCTGAGGTTAAAGAGATGCACCAATGCGCTCAGTGCGTAGATGTGCGATTCTGCAAATACGCGCTCGGCATAATCAACAAGTACGACATGTGGTTCTGTAGTCTCGACTGCCTGAACGAATACGAAAGAGATAATGACCTTCCGGTAACGGAGGCAGGTGATTTAGCATGAGCAAAATGAAACCGCATAATGCGAAACCGCGGGTAGTTTGGGTGGGGGCAAAGGGCATCAAGCTGTTCTTCACACCTACCGCCATTGCTAAGATACAGTGTTACATTGAGGAATGCAACAAGGAAGTCGGGTGGCTTGGTAAGGTGACAGAGTACAAGGTGGCAGAGTACAAGGACAGCCTGTACCTGTGCGACGAAACTTACCTGCTACATCAGGATGTAGGATCGGCAACAACGGAGATCACTCCGGCAGGGCTTGTAGCATTTGCAGAGGAAGTCGGACTTGAGGAGATGGGTAAAGCGCATCTATGGGGGCACTCTCACGTAGACATGGGGACTTCACCTTCCGGTCAGGACAACTCGCAGATGTCACTGTTCAAAGAGAACGGAATGGAATGGTTCTTCCGGATCATAGGGAACAAGAAGGGTGAAATCACGGTAACGTACTACAACTGGACAGCAGGCGTGGTAGTCGAGGATGTTCCGTGGGATGTATACGACCCTTTGGCAGACACTCTGCGCGAAGCAATCAAAGCAGAGATAGCCGAAAAGGTAAAGGATATCGTATACACACCCGACACCTATGTAGGATTTAACAGAAAGTGGGATAGAATGTTCGATGGGTATGACGATAAAGTGTGGGACAAGAAACATCAGTGCTGGGTATCCAAGGATTCCGACAATACGCAGACGCGCATAGTAACAGCGCCAGCCAGGCCGGACAACAAGGCCCCCGTAAAGATAACGTATAACACGCCTCTTGAAGAGGAGACGTGGTCATTCAAGATCGAGGCGGCCTCCATACTTCCGGAATGGGTAAAGAGAAGGATATACGCAGGATCATACGGAGACTGTAGTAAGTACATAGATGTCAAAGAGGTCATGGAAGACTGGGCGATCAGCTATGAGGAGCTAGCAGAAGGAGTGTGCGCCCTGCTCGACGATATGGCGCTCGCAGAGAAGATGTTAGTAGCGGCTAGGAGTAAAGGGTACTCGGTATCCACTCTGATAGAGGGAGAAGGAGGTGTAGACGATAATGGACTACAGCAGACAGCTCAAGGAGTTTAACCCGGAAGACTTCAAACTTCCGGTACACGTTATCGGGTGCGGCGCAACGGGGTCATGGGTAGCCATGATCCTAGCCAAGCTCGGCGTGAAAGATATTCACATTTGGGACTTCGACATTGTGGAAGAGCACAATATTCCCAATCAGTTATTCGCTATGTCGGACATCGGCAAGTTAAAAACGGATGCTTGCATGGAAAATATGCTAAGATGCTCTGCATTAGAAAAGGTGATGGTACACTATGAGAGGGCAGACAAGGATTCGATGCTTTCAGGAATCGTGTTCCTGCTGACTGACACCATGAAGAGCCGCGACGAGATATTCCGGAAATGCTTGAAGAACAACCTCGCCGTTCCGCTGTTTATCGAGACACGAACGTGCCTAGAGGGGGGAAGAGTATATGCGCTGAACCCAAGCAACAAGTCACAGTGTACCGAGTATGCGAAGACGCTGTACACGGACGAGGAGTCAGCAGTTTCGGAGTGCGGCACATCACAGTCCATGGCACCCACGTCGGCGCTGATTTCCAGCTTGGCGGTGTGGCAGATGGTGAAGTGGCACAAGGATGTGGAGATTGACAACGAGGTTCTGATCGACGCGAAGTACAACACATTCCTGGCACGCAAGTTCTAGGAGGTGTAACATGATAGAGATTGAAAGAGTAAGGGACGATTCAATAAGACGCCTGCACGAAGTGTTTTCAGAAACAGGTATGGGTGTCGTTGCAATGTTAAGAAATATTTACAACGACGAAGCGAACGGTGGAACGGCCTGCTCCGCACATAACGGAAGAGAGGGTAGGTGCAGGAAGAGCGTATCCCAAAAATGCTGTTCCACGATGATAAAATCGGGAAGCAAGGAATGCTTCGACTGCGACGAGCCATGCGCCGCCACAAAAGCTCTGCTTGAACATATCAGGAAGGAGGGTTTATAATGATAACGATAGCAAAAAGGAAAGAACACTGGGAAAAGTTGAACTCTCACGACGCGTGGCCGCCGGTAGTCGGCGAGACGTGCCGGATAACGTCGAAAGGGTGGAGATACCGATACCCGGAAGACCGCAACGCCGTAGTCATTGACTTCCAATACAAGTACAGTCTGCCCGGAATACTAGACCAAGTACTTGTGAAGTTTGTTGAGGACGGAAGAACAAGGCGGTTCACGGCACTGAGCACCGTGGAGGTGAGAAGATGATTACCATTGAGAAGTGTTCTATATACGATCCACTAACCTACAATCAGTTAAGGCGGGGTATGCGCGTAAAAGCGATGTACAATGTGTCAGACATCGCCACAAATCTTGGTAGGGAAGGTGAGATAATCGATGTGTTTAGTAGCCCACGCCCTAACCATAATGTGTGTTTTGTGAGGTTTGACGGGGGAAACAGGTCAGCGTGGGCCTGCGCCGCGGAGGCGCTGGTGGAGGTGGATACATGATAACGATTGAGCGTGAGATCGAGCCTGAAATACTAAAACGTTCCGACCTGAAAGTAGGAATGAAGGTAAGGGTAGTGCGAGATGTGATTGACGCACATAACCACCTCGGAAGAGAGGGAGAAGTAACTAAGGTGTATCCGGAAAGCGCATCGTCCGAATATGACGCCCTGGTTCGATTCGACGAAATGCGAGAGGGTCACTCGCGTACTTGGTGGGTGTCAGCAAAAGCGGTGGAGATAATATAGTCTCTATTTAAAAAGGAGGACGAAAAATGAAAGATGTAAAATGTATGAAGGCTGAGGATTTCGGATGGGTTGTTGGTAAGTCAATAAACGGTATCACATTGAACCAACTCGAATACCTTGCGGATGATGGTGGAAAAGAAATGACCTTCCCGTCAAAAGAAGCCGCCGTCGAGTTTTTAAAGTCCCATGGTGTTTCAAACGAAGAGATTGAGTTTATGAGATTCTTTGTCCATACTCAGCGTTCGAATTGCAGAGAAAGTTGCTGATTTAATCAAACAATGATTACTAATTTATGAAAACTACTGATTGACAAATTGTTAATCGTGGGTTATAATACAAGAAAAAGGGGGCGATAGTTTGGGAGAAGTATTGGAAATATTCTCGCAGATAGACAGTAAGGCTAAGTTCATACGCGTGCTGGCGATCTACAATAAATTGGAGGAGGCACGCCGCGTCGCAGAGATGGACGACATCGAGTTCAAGAAGCTCCTGCCCACACTGACAAAGAGCATCACCAAGCTCAATGCACAGTGTGACGGCATGTACGGATCTGTAAAGGAAATGTTGAAGGGCATGACTGACGAGGCTGGGATGCTTGAGGTGGCAATTTCTGTGCTATCACTAGCAGACGGCTACACAAGGTCGCTGTCAAGCGCAAAGGTTGGTAGCATAGTAGCTACAGACACGTGCGCTGAGGTGGCGCAAAAGCTAAAGACATCTATGATAGTCGAGAGATTATCAGAGTGTGTGGGGGTAAAGAAAGATGGCGACAATAAGCAAAGTTGACGACAAGATACAGCTATTCACAGAGTATTCTGACATTGAGAAATGCCGTAGTATCCCATGCGGAAAGTGGAATAAGAAGGTTTCGTGCTGGGAATACCCACTTGAAGCACTGCCAAATGTGATTGGAGCTTTCCCAAGAGCGACTGTGGACAGTATATTGAAGGGGCAGTTACGCAGGTTTGATGTGATAGAGCGCAACGTATCGGCGTTGGTGCGCGGAGAAACGGAGCCGCGAGACCACCCGTTCCTGATGGCACACCAACGTAAATGCCGCGACATTGCGATATTCAAGAACAAGTACGCTTGGTACATGGATACCGGAACAGGCAAGACGCTGACGGCATACGCCGTTATCGAAGACAAAATAACCGCAAAGTGGCTTGTAATATGCCCGCGTTCTATCATCAAGACGGCGTGGGTGGAAGACCACCTACACTTTTTTCCGTACCTTAAAGTCTTACCCATGTCGACGAACATGAAGAAGAAGGACTACCTTGAGGTTGCGGAACGGTGGGGGCTTGGGTATCTAGGAAAGTTGAAGACTGCCGATATACCAAAGTACCTGATGCAGTATGCAGATGTAATCGTAATCAACCCGGAGTCGTTCAAGATACGGGACGACGTGAGGACGTGGCCACACGCAGGGCTTATCGTAGACGAGTCTTCGATACTGCGTGACATGAGATCGCAAATAACCAAATCGGTAATCGAGCACGCCGACAGGATGCAATACACTTATCTCCTTTCAGGGAAGCCGGCGCCTAACAGTGACTTGGAATACTTTGCGCAAATGCGTGTCGTGAACCGCGCGCTGTTAGGCGACAGCTTCTTTAAATTCAGAGACACGTTCTTCAAGCCGATAGACTACTTCGGAAGGGATTTTAGAATGATTCCTGAGATGAAGGAGGCCTTCTCGCAGAGACTTGCGAAGTCGTGCATCTACATATCCAAAGGAGAATGTTTAGATTTGCCGAAAGATATGCCTCCGATCATCCGTAGCGTAGAGCTACCGAAAGACGCGATGCGGCAGTACCGTCAGATGGAGAAGGACTCTATACTGCTGCTACAGGATAAGTCAGTTGCGGCAAGCAACAAGCTGGCGGCAATGATGAAGCTAAGGCAAATGACGTCGGGATTCATCATCGACACGAACGACGACAGCAAGGTGATGCAACTGCATCACGCGAAGCTGGACGAGCTACGCAGTGTTATTACAGAACTTGGAGACAACAAGGCTGTGATATGGATCAACTTCAAGCACGAGGTAGCGGACATCATGGAACTCGTGGCATCAATGGGAAAGACGGCTGTTACAGCATACAGCGGAACGAAGAACACAGACGACAGTATTGACGACTTCAAGAGCGACAAGGCACAGTTCATCATAGCGCACCCAAAGACGCTGAAATACGGCGTCACGTTCACCGGGGAAAGCATGGTGAAGAACTGCACCTACGCGATATACTACAGTATGTCCCACTCATTTGAGGACTACTACCAGTCACACGATAGAATCTACAGAAAGGGGCAGACGGAAGCCTGCACTTTCATTCTTCTGATAGCAGAGCACACCATAGACGAGGATATCTCTGCTGTCGTAACAAGAAAGGGGAGCAATGCAGAAGTGATGGAAAATATGATTAGGAGGTGTGGAGATGCCGAAATCAGCGAAGACTGAAAAGCTGTGGACAATGCTGTACGACCTGCTTATGGCTATGGCAGATCCGAAGACAGGAGTTGTGCTTGCAAACTCAAAGGAACTGGAAGCGATGCTTGGTAGAAAGTACAACACAACGCAGATATGTAACGGGCTGTTGCACTTGGTAAAAACCGGTGAGATTAACACGCACAGAGACCGCGGTACGATGGGAAATGAATACGTAGTTCCGGAGCTTACGAAAGGGAACACCGTGACAACAAAGATACACGACACGGTGACGATGGAAGACTTTGGAAAGCCTTACGAGAAGTTCGTAATTCCGGAAACGCAGGAACCTTCGACATACGAAAAGAAGTACGCACCAATCGTACTTCCTGAGACAGAGAAGAGCAAAGAGGAGAAGTCGCGCACACCAGTGGAATGCGTAATGGATAGCTGGGATTATGCCAATGCGGCAGAGTACGCCCGTAAGACTCTGAGAGACACAGACCACATAGTGGGTGATGTTTTATCAGCATTTATACAGATGCGAGATGCGCTGGACAGGATGATTCGAGAGGTAGACAAACATGCTTGAGAAGGACTTTCAGCGGAATGTAATCAATATGATGAAACGTGACTTCCCCGATCTGTGGTTCTTCAAAGTGTCCGACCGGTTCATGGGCGGAATACCCGACATCATAGGATGCTGTCGGGGCAGGATGTTCGGTATCGAGCTCAAAGTAAGCCCGAACAAAACGACAAAGCTACAAGACTTCACGATAGACCTGATGCGCAAGGCCGGGGCGCGTGTCGCCGTAGTATCAGACGACGTGGATAAAGCTAGGTTATTTCTGCTATCACTGTATCACGGAGAGGAGTAGCAAATGTCGAAGTTCATTGATCTTTCGGGAAGGCAATTTGGGTTCCTGCTAGTAGTAGAGCCCACAGAACATAGGGAGTTCGGATCGGTGGTGTTCAAATGCTTGTGTACAAGATGCGGCTCCACCTGCTACAAGGCAGGGCACGCTATATCATCAGGGCAGGTTAAGTCCTGTGGATGCGCAGATAGGAGGGGAAAATCATTGAAAGTGTCAAGAGAGGAGTACCTTGCTAAAGTAAAGGAAGATGCTAGGATACGTCGCAGTTTACTGGACGCCGCTCACTACCATGAGAATACACAGAAGGCTACATGTATGTTGTATGAGCCAAACCGGAAAGAGCGCAGGCACCCGATAGACGAGTGCTACGCCGCGGTCGAGCTTATATGCGATGACCGTAACTGCACACTATACAAACCAATGGAGGAGAAAGAAAATGACAACGAAAAGAGTAAAGACGATAGAGGAGAGGCTGACCTTCCTATACGAACAGCGTCAGAAGATCAAAGCGTTGGAGGAAGAGAAGTCTGGCCTGCAAACAGAGTATGATGACCAAGAGTATCTACTGATTCAGGCCATGCAGGAAGCCGGGATGACAACATGCGGAATATCGAACTGCACAGCGTCTCTGAAACTTGAGAAGTATCCGAAGATCGATGACATGGAAAACTTCGTGCAGTGGTGCGCCGACAACGGGCAAGCCGGTATGTTGCAGAAGAGAGTGTCCAAGGCTGTGTTCGACGAGTTCTTCAACCTAAACGGGGAATATCCCGAAGGGATTGATACCTACGACAAGCTGACGCTCGGACTCAGAAAGAGGTAGCGCCGTGAAGACAAAGATAGTAATCGGAGTACCAATCGGTGACAATGCGCCGAGTGGGTTCATGCAATGCCTAAGCGACCTGCTTGTGTATATGGCAGGAAAGAAGTATGATGTAGAGGTGCGGATGCACGAGGGGTCTATCGTGGCCACATCTAGGCAGAGGATAGCAGAGTACGCGCTATCGGTCAAAGCATCCCACCTGATGTTCATAGACTCGGACATGGTATTCCCAAAGAACCTGATAGAAAAGTTGCTGTTAGACGGAGAGGACATCGTATCCGCCAAGTTCTTCAAGAGGTACACTCCGTTTGAACCGTGCTTCTACATCTACACTGACATAACAGAAGTACCGCCCAAACTGTGTATACCCACTACTTGGGTAAGCAATGGAATGTGCCCGGTAGACGCCACCGGTCTAGCCTCTACGCTGATTGACTGCAATGTTTTGAAAGGTATGAGTGGTGACATGTTTACACCTAGGGTGGCAGGTATCGGTGAGGACATCGAGTTCTGCGCACAGGCAAGGGAGGCAGGATTTCGTGTGTGGGTAGACCTAAGACTTGAGGCCGGTCACATAGGTCGCCGAGTTGCAGGGGAGGCACAATACTTGGAGGTGAGAGGCTGTGATAGCGATAGCAAGGGATGATGAATACGAGAAGTCATGCCAAGCATTTGAAGGATTTGAAGGAACTGCGGTCTTCGATGAAAGGCTGATGCAACACCTAGACGGCAGGCTCAGGGAGCGAATAAACGAATATCGAGCAACTCTTCCTGGTTGGGGTGCTGTAGTTGTTGATGCCCCTACTATGAGAATGGTGACTACAGCACCGCTGAATACTATAACAACAGGCGGCCCTAGGGGTGGTATGGCAATATTTGGGGATGGAGACCCGCGCAGACTGGCCACACGCTTCGACGATGATTTTATGCACGCTCCTGTGCATCACGAAGTAAATGCATTTGACCGCGCGCAGTATGAAACTGTTATAGAGGCCATGCGGTGCGACATCAGGAGGCTTCAACGAACGCTTGAGGAAATGAAAGTAGAGCAGTGCAGAGATACGCCCTTCATAGTCAAGTTACGGAGGGAGATGCGCAATCCTGCTCCAACGATTAAGGAATTTATCAAATGGTTGTTCCGGGCTGAAAAGCCCGTGCAATAAAGAAGAATCTCACGATATAGCACCGCGTACAGTGTACGCAACAAGGAGGAAACCACATGACAACGAAAAAGGACGAATTAGCGCTCGTAGAGCAAGAAACAGCGGTAACGCAGGCGCCGAGAACTACAGGCAGAGGTTTTGAGAACGTGGACTTGGAAACGATCACAATGCCGAGAGGGAAGTTGCTCCAAAGCAATAGCCCTGAGGTAGCGGATCGTGACTACAACATGCGGGCAGGTGATATCATTCACACACTTCTCATGGAGAAGGTTCCTGAGAAGTTTATCCCGCTCTCTATCTTCGACACTAACATCATGTTCGTTCCTAGAACAGAGGAACGCAAGGCGGCAATGAAAGCAAAGCTCGGCTTGAGTGACGAGGACATGGCGGGGCAGATCGTATGTCGGGCAGACGATGGGAAGCACGGAACTCGGTACGGAAGTTGTGTCGAGTGCGGATTATGCAAGTTCAACGGGAACGAGAAGCCGTGGTGTAACGCTACGATCAACGTGCTCGCTGACCCAGTGAATGAGGACAAGCTCGATATGCCGGTGGTGTACCAGTTTGCCAACACATCGTACAAGCACGGAAAGAAATTCCGCGACACCGCGTTCTACGCATCTCTCGGTCAGGATTTGTTCAGCAGAATTTACAAGCTTGAGTCCTTCCTTGCTCAAGCCGCAGGCAACTCATGGTTTGAAATGAGAGTAAAACCGGCAGGATTAGTGTCATCGGAACTCTACCCTGCTGTCGAGGCGCAGTATAACGCCTTTGCGAACAAGAACATCATAGTTGATGCTGAGGAAGACGCTCCTATTACGTCGGACAAGCCGTCTTACTAGTAGTAACCTGTAGTTAAAAACCGAGGCTCTAATTTGACTTCTAAGCGTCTTTTTAGAGCCTCGGCTACTACTATTACCTGTAAAAAGGAGACATTAAATGCGCATTAAGGAATTTCCGGTATATGACACACCAGTTGACAGATTTAAGTCTCTCGATGCACCCGGACACGCCAAACTGGCAAAGTTTATTATAGCTAACAGCATTATGGTGGCGATAGACACAGAAACTTACTACGACCCTGAGCTTAGGGCTGTTGTTAGATTCGTACAAGGTTCGCCAAACAACAGGCCATTCTGCATGACACTTACTTACGTGTCTGAGGATGGTGAGTACAACAGCTTCTATGCTGAGCAGGACTGCATCACTATGTACAAAGACATGCTGTACAGCGGGAACGTGGCGAAGATACTTCACAACGCCAAGTACGACATGCACATGCTGATGAATATCGGGCTAGAAGTTCGGGGGAAGATTTGGGACACCATGCTGATGATACACCTGATAGATGAAGAGCACGTGTGTAATACGCCATCAGGCGGTAAGGTTGAGTCGAAGAAGCTGAAAGACCTTGCATACCATTACCTAGGTGAGGACGGGCATAAGTACGAAGACCTTGTGGACGAGGTGCGTCACTGCATCGCGCTACGCAGGGAGTGCGCAAAGAACCTCGTGTCCTACAAGGACGCGGCGGATGCGTGCCCTCTGATAATGAAGGACTATGCCTGCTCTGATACCGAGTTCACATACCAGTTGTTCGTGCTGTTCTACGAAGAGCTCGTCAAGCAAGAGTTGCTTGAAGCATACGACGTTGACTTCAACGCCACGATGGCGACACTCTATCAGGAGCGAGATGGCATACTCGTAGACATAGACTACTTCGACGCCGTTGAGGCAGAGTTGCAGGCTAACATGGACGAGACCACAGCGCTGATAATCGAGCTGATACCAAAGGGCCTGAACATCAATTCGGGCCGAGACTTGGTAGAAGGATTCGCTACACTAGGGCTGACATGGAGATGGTACACAGAGAAGGGGGAGGTGAAGACAGATGACAAGATACTTAGGAACCTGAACAATCTGTACGTGGGAACACCGCTAGCAGAACTGGCGTCCTTAATAATGCAATACAGGGAGTCATCAAAGCTCGTCGGTACTTTCATCGCACAGATACGGCAGTTTACACAGTGGGACGGGAGAATACACCCTAACTTCAATGTGTCGCCGCGTGACGACGGTAAAGGTGGTACCGTAACTGGTCGCCTGTCTAGCTCCGACCCCAATCTGCAAAACATGCCGAAGGACGACAAGCGTATCCGCAAGGGCATCATACCTACGCCGGGGTACGTATTCGTGGAAATGGACTACTCTCAACAGGAGTACCGGCTGTTGGCGCACTATGCGCAGGACAGGAACTTCATGCAGATCGTTCATGACGGGAAAGACATCCACGCGGGCACCGCTGAGCTACTGCTTCACGTAAGCATGGCGGAGTCCATGATGAAGAAGTACCGTGACGTTGGAAAGCGTCTCAACTTCGCTTTAGTCTACGGCCTAGGCCTAGCCGCGCTTGCCGCGTCGCTGGGACTCAAGATAGACGAGCCCACATACAAGAAGGCTAGCTTCTTTCTGAGAAACTACGGGTGTGTTCCATGGGGCATGCCAACACTGGACATCGCCCTCAATTTATGTCATAATGAGGGCGAGAAGGAAATAGTTACATACTACTATTCCGACGAGGCTAAGGGTGCAATCGCAGAGGCCGAGAGAATCAAGTCTGAGTATTTCAGACAATTCCCACAAATTCAAGACTTACTCAAAGCGTGCATCAACACGGCAAAGTATCGTGGATGGATTAAGACATGGACTGGCAGGAGACGGCACTTCAAGAACCCAAAAGCAGATGGCTATAAAGCACCAAATGCTCTGATACAGGGGGGGTGCGGCGACATCACGAAAATTAAAATGTGGGAGTGTGTGCAATACCTGAAACCCTACAAATCGAGGCTAATCAACAACATCCACGATGCCTTGCTATTTGAGATTCACAAGAGCGAGATGCGCCTGATACCTGAACTTGCCGCTATCATGAAGGACTTAGATTTCAGCGTCCCTATGGATTGCAGTATCGAAATGTCTGAAAAGTCATGGGGGGATATGAAAGATTATGAGTATGAACAAAATTAGATCGGATATATCAAAGACAGCAAAGAGCGAGCTCCTATCGGCTATGTTCATATACGGAGAGCACCACTCAACACACGAGGCTTACGCAGTGCTTCTTGAGGAAATGGAAGAGATGGAAGAAGACCACGCGCGATGCCGCGGCGGGATAGAAAAAGCTTGGGCTAGTGTTCGTTCAAATGACGCTGATAAGTTGAGCTCCACATTAACACTGCTACGCAACGACCTGCTCAACATGACAGCAGAAGGGGTGCAATGTATTGCAATGGTGGACAAATGGATAAGGTTACTCAATCGCTGATCGCAGTTATCTTTGTACTTTTACTGGTATTCATGTCAGAATATGTCATCGAACGTCAGGATGTGGCCGCTCTGAAATCCGAAAATAAGGAGCTACGCTCCGAGGTTACCAAGCAGATTGCGGTGACCAAGGAGTTCTCGGATAAGAACGCTCGCCTGAGAGTCGTCATCGACCGGCTTGAGGGCATCAAAGGCGTCACCGTGGCATCGGTATCCTACTACGCGCCTACTGGAAACAACACAGCGACAGGGGTAGCACCGAAGACAGGCGAGACTGCCGCAGTAGACCCTACACTGATACCGCTAGGCAGTGAGGTATACATACAGGGTGAGGGTTGGCGCAAAGCAGAAGACACCGGGGGGTACATCAAGGGAGCTAGAATAGACGTATTCGTTAATACAGAGGAAGAGGCTATCGACCGCGGACGCGTCAATAGACTTGTACTATGGAGGTGACTACGGATGGAACAGACTGCACATTGCACGCGCCTGAAACCGGATGCCCCGGAAACACAAGTAAGAAGGATGCACTGAATGACATCACGGCAAATATTAGCTAGCAACACAATGTAAAAGCCCCGGAGCTGTAATGGCTCCGGGGCTTTTTTTCGTCATTTTTTTGGCTTACACTTGCTCATTTTATACCCTCCTTACTTCTGCTGATTGTAATAGTCAGGGTTAATTTGGTAGGTATCGTACCAGTCTCCGTTATTAGAGCCAGTGGCCTGATTGATGGTCTTGATTACTGCCCCCATCTTCTTCTTGTTGCCTATGAGTGCCGCAAGCTGTGACGCGTAGTCTCGGTCGCGATTCGTTGCGGCCTGCTGGGGGTCTAGGTATTTGACCATATTCGATGTGGTCATTCTCTGCACTGCGCCGCGGACTCCCGGTGTCGTGTTGGCGTCGCGCGACCCCTGCACTGATCCCGGCACACGGTCAGCAGGTGCTAGGTATTTGTTGAGGTCGTTCAGTGCGCCCGTAGACCCTGCGACGCGGTCAATCGCTGTCGCGGCTTTCGGGTTCTTTGCGAGTATATTTTGCAGGTACGGGTTGTTTGCTATCAGCCTGCCTGTTGCAGTGGATGGTGACGCCAGGTCTGTCATGGCTGTAGCTGACCCGTCCTGTGAGTACAGCGATCCGCCTGTAAGGAAATTGTACCCTGTTCCTACCTCGATGGGTATCTTTATCATCGGATTCAGCATGGAAGCGGCATCTGCACCGTTGAAGTATAAATCTCCAGCGGGTGCGCCGAAGTCAAGCATCTTGGTTCTTCCGTCTGCCGTATTCTCATACGGAACGGCGAAGTTTCTACGCTCATAATCAGGCACATCTTCGTAGTTGGTTCCGGTTACTTCGGAGCCTACTTTTGTTGCTCTTGACAGCGCCACATATGGCCTAGGGTCGTTCAGTATGCTTTCTACCTGCAATGGGATGTTTTTCCTTGCCCATGTGTAGAACGGCAACACGAGCTTGATGTTCTTCTCAAACTCGCTGATGTCCTGATAGTCAAACTGATACTTCTGCACCATTTCTGCCGCCACTTCCGGCGATAATCCTGCTTTTCGGTTCGCGATGTAGTTGACAGCACGGATGTATTCCTCGGCCCTGTTTCCTACGGCTCTGCTTCCGGCCGACACCGTTGCCGCTGGGTGACTTACCAGTCTCTCCCCCAGCCCGCCAGAGTTTCTACGAAGCATATCCTCTGCTGTGCCGTGTTTCAGCGTGTTGCTGTCAGTCAGCATGAAGGTTCCGAGGGCGTTGTTCTGCACCATCTCTTCGTAGATTTCCTTTGCAGTGTACTCTTTACCGCTGATGTTTATCAGGCTTTTTCCTGCGCTACCCCCACCATGAGCCGCTACCATAACAGCGGCTCTTTGTGTTGTGGGGTCTGCGATGGCAGTTCCTAGGTTCAGGAAGTTGTTGAAAGTACCGGACGCGATGTTGCGCAGGTGGTACTTGACGTTCATGCCTGTTACGAGTGGTTTCCATGCTCCGTAGAACTTGTTCACCACATTAACCATGGCGCTCGCCCCGTTGGTGAGCTGTACTTTAGAAGTTCTGTTGTACTTGTCAGCCATTCCTTTTGGGAGTGCGTACATCTCCAAATCAGCGCTTCCCACGAGATTCTTTGCATCCTGCTCACTGATTTTCGTCAGCGCATCTCCATGATTTTCAAGCAGTTTCTGTAATGCAGACGCCTCTTTGGTTCCGGTAAGATCGGTGAAGCCTGCGCTGAACCCCTCCGGCATCTGTGTAGTTCCTACACTTCCTGGAAGGTTGTCAGTGTACTGCTTGATTCCTTTTTCTAACCCGTCTACAGAGAACATCTTGACCTTAGCCACAGGTACTACGATGTCATACCCCTCATACATTGCCTGCTTAGCATCTGACGCGCTTTTTATGCGTTTCCCAAAGGTTCCGAGAGCCTCATTGATCGTCGTTCTATCTGCTACCATCTTGTTTGAGCTGAGCTGTCTTGTCATAAATGAGGCGAGGGCTGACTCCTCAAGAAACTTGTAGTCATCAGGTACGGTTTTGCCCGAGCTGTTCAGCTTGTCGCGTATCTTGGCGTTGATCTCCTCTGCTGTAAGATTCTTGTATTCTGCATTTCTAGCAGTGTTGAATGTATTCTGAATATTCAGGTTACGCGTCATTCCGCCCTTGCGCATCTGCGAGTTGATCTCATGGTTGATGACTCTAGGGAAGTACGTGGGAGCATCTTTCCCCGTCTTGTCGATACCCTTAACAAACTGGTCTTCCACATTGTGAAGGATTCCGAGCGATTTCTCGTGCATCCCTACGCCTTTCAGGGACGAGGTGTAGATGTTCTTTAGGTCAAGCAATGTCATATTGGCAGGGTCTTTTACGATGTCAGGGAACTGCTGTGCGAGCTCCTCTGCGGCTTTCACTTTTCTCGGAGTATCCGTGATGACGGTGTCCCACTCTTCGGTTGTGAGGCCAGCCCCCTTCTTGACGATCAGCCTATCCATGACTTTGTCTACATCATGGCCGCGAACCAGCGTGCCGCGTTGCAGTGCCGCTATATTCCGGAATACCTTGGACGAAGTGTGGTCGGCTAGATTCTGCATGCCCTGCTGGGTGTTGTTAAACTTCTTGAACAGCGTCTCTTCCTGCGGAGTCAGGCCTGCTACGTGTGAATTACTGAAAGCATCCCCGGCTAAATTACCCGCCTTGCTAAGTGCAGTATCTGAATTATGGGCTCCTCCTAAAGAAATTCTAGCGTTGGCTCCGATATCCTGCATCTTCTTTCCCGAGACGAGCTGTTTTCCGGCGATCTTTATTCCAGCTCCTGCATGAGCGTCAGCAGACGCTTGCGCCGCAGCGCGTGATTGTGCGGCGTGCTCGGATACCTTAGCGGCGTGTTCCGTGGTACCTACCGACTTCGCATCTAGCCCAAGGGAATGTGCATAGATGTTCTCGTCAATGGTTGCGTAGGGAACATCCAATGACTTCGCTAGGTCACGCTTCGATGTGACGCCGTGAATCTTCTGCAACTCCTCAGTAGCCTTTGTTATTTTCTTCGCCTTTTCGTACTTCTCATATTTCGACAGGGTTTCCTCTGCAAGCGTGGCTCTGCGTCCTGTTGCGGCACCTTTTACAAGGGAGCCTACTCCGGTTCCGCCTATCAGGTTGATTGGGTCAGTCAATATCTCTGCCGCTATTCCGCCAATTACCTGACCCTTCTGACTCTTGACGCCCATGTCTTTCATCATGTCAGCGCCGGAGTATTTCTGCTCACCCGTCCAACCCTTCTTAAGAGCGTCGGCTACATTAACATTTCCTCCATGCAGGTCGTCCCTAACGGCTCTGAGTCCGACACGAACAGCGTCACCGGGCTTCTGTAGTGCTTCAAGCCCTTTATTCAATTCATGACCAAGACCGGAAAGTCCAAGCTTAGCGTCTTTATTCTGCACGGGAACACTCTGCCCGGAAGACTGTAGCCTGACCGTACCCATTGCAATCTTACGCTTAGCCGCCTCGGCGTCCTTTGCGGCCTTCGCTTTGTTAGCGGCGATCGCCGCGGCAACAGCCGCGGCGTCGTGTGTGTTATGAGCTCCGCCAAGAGCATCTTTTACTTTATTGAATCCCTTAGCTATTGTGCTGAATATGCTCATATCCAGTCCTCCTATTTCAACCCTGCGTTAGTAAGAGCTACACTTACCGCGTTCTGAACATCAGACTCCGTTCCTCCGTACAGTGCGGCCGCGGCTCTAACTGCGGACTGTACTGACGATTTGGTTGGATGCCCTACATGGAGAGCGTTGCTTGCGGCCTCCACCAGTTTGGCTAGCGCAGTAGTTGATACCGACTTTGCTCCTGATGATTTGTGTGTAGCGCTGTACTGAGAAGTGTTGGCTTTCTGCTGTTGAATCTTGAGTGTTCCCTGCTTGTACGCGGCGTCTATGGCGTTCTTCTTTTGTGTCTCAGAGAGTGCCGCCCACTTGTACCCCATTGCGGCGGCGTTTGCTTTAGCATCAGCAATCGCCTTCGCCTCTGCTGTTGCAGTATCCGCGTCTGTTTCGTACTTTGACTGCTCCAACGTCTGCTGTTTCTCCACATAGTCAAGCGCTGTGGAGTAGGCCTGATTTATTAGGTTGCCTTTCAGGGTATCCTTCTGCGACTCTGCGTTATCCTTGATTTTCTGCTCCATTGATAGCTCTAAGTCAGAGTTGAACATTCCTCTTGCCGCCATAGTCTCTTTCAGTGCGGCGATGTCATCCTCTGCCTGTGCGTCGATAGCGGCGTACTGCGAGTCAAGATACTCCTGATTTGCGTCAAGTATCTGACCAACAATATCGCTGATTGTGGTATCCTCTTCTGCCGTGGTGTCTTCCAATGTCGGGTCTTGCGATGCAAATCCGCCGGTGTTAGGAAGTCCGTTTTCATCTAGTGTCGTCTCGCTACTACCTCCGTTGCTTGCGGTGTAGTCAGGATTATTGTACCAAAAGTGCTGTTTTCCGGAGGCATCAACCGTAGATACTACTGAATCTGTTGGGATTGGCTGTGACAAAGCCTCGTCTACATAGGTGTGCCCGTCAGGGCCTATATACCCGGAGTTTTCGTCATACCCACCAGCAGAGTTCAATGTGTAATACTTCGTAGGAGTTGCTCCACCTGCCCCGGTATAAGCACTTCCCGTACCAGTTCCACCAGTCATACCAGTAGGTGAGTATGTGCTACCGTAAGCCCCTTCTCCCATACCAGTATCGCCTCCAGTTCCTATCCCAGTATCCATCGATGACGTTGACATAAGCAATGGGCTCGCGCTTCTAGCGATGGTTGCGGAAGTATTGGCAGCAGGTACGGCAGTATCCGCACCAGTATCCTCACCATTGGAATAGTCTATGATATCCTGCAAGTCTTGATCTGTTGTTTTTCCGGTGCCATCACCATTTTTCTGATCTTTAGAAGTGCTACCAAGCATGTACAAACCTAGCCCGCCTAGCCCGCCTACTGCCGTGGCCGCCCTACCAATTTTAAAAGCCTTACTGCTTTTTATTTTCTGAAATACACTCTTAGGTGTCTCTACTTTATTCTTCAAATTGCTTGCGGCATCGTCGGCGGCCTGCTCTTCTGCGGTGAGCGGAAATCCTTCTGTTCCGTTATTCGCGTTGTCAATTGCCACGTCTTTTACGGAACTCGGAGTCTCACGTTCCTTTGATTTTGCCTTTTCCGCCATTATGCCATCAGCCTCTGTTGTATTCACAGCCGCTGGCGGCTCTGTGGTAGTCTTTCCTAGTCTCACTCTAGACTCTTCTATGAGTTTAGCGTCGGCGGAGTCTTGCGCGGCGAGTTGAGAAGGCGTCATGGATTCGGGCGCTGATGGTTTAACAGTTTGCTTCTTCCCCGGATCCCTAGTTGATCTCGGCAACTCTGCTGATTTTGGAGCCTCCGTGACGGCTTGTTTTACTGCACTTGCGGCGGCGTTTGCGTTTTTAAGGGCATCGCTGGCCGTTTTGAATGTTGTAGCGTCAAGTTGCCCGTTGTGCGCAAGATTTGATATCATGCTTTGCGCTGATGTTAGTGAGACTTTATCTGCAACCATCTTGTTCACCATAGCCACCACTTCTGCCTTGGTTTCCAATTTTACACCCGCATCTGAGATGGCCTGAAATAAATCTCTTCCGGGCACACTTTCTATAATTTTCGATGCCTCGCTTATAACGGCCTTTCCAACTCCCTTGAGCGCCTTTGCCCCTACTTTTTCAACGCCGTTTATACTTCCGAGCACCATGTTCATAGCACTAGGCTGTGCCGCGGCACCTAAGGCAAGTACGTTCTTCTTTTGCGCCGACTGAATTACCGCCTTGTTTCCCGATTTCACCGCCTGCTTAAACGCCAAGTCTGCGGATGCTTTGTTTGCATCAAGAGTTGATTGCTCTTTTGTTGGCGCATACAGCGCCTTAGCGACGCCGTTTACCTGCTCCCATACCTTTTTTGCCCCAGTGTCAGCTGTCAGCACGTCGCCGCCAAACTTCTTCACGGCGGAGACAGCGGAAGTTAGCGCAGGTGAATAATTGCTTTTCACAGCGGAAGATGTAGGCGCCCCTGTTATAGACGCCCTTGTAGGTGTTACCGCCTTTGCTGATGTTACTGGCGATGCTACCGTAGACGTTGCAGGGGCCTTTACTGTTGTAGATGACGAGGAAGAGGGCATTCCAGACATAGACGCCCTAGTAGGTGTTACTGCCGCCGTAGTGACCTTAGGTGCGGTATACGCTGTATCTACAGCCTTGAATCCAGCAGATGTTGGAGTTTCCAGCTTCACGCTGTACAGCCCACTTTCCTTGTTATATTGTGCTCCAGCGGTTCCCTTTGCTACTACTTGATAGTTTCCGCCCTGCGTTTTTACAACGGCTCCTACAGCGGGCTTAGTCGGAACGACCGCCTTCGGGAGCGTCTCTTGGTTTGATGTGCCTTTCTTGTAAGCTGTATCTACAGCCTTGAACCCAGTAGAACTTAATGAGGCCATGTGTACCCCTCCTTACTGCGGCGAAACGCCTAATTTAATCGCTATGTATCCTAATACGATTAGTATACACCAGTTACGAACCATTGTGGTAGTGCTTTCCCATCTGATACCCGGCTTAGCCTTTAGTATGCTTACGTCAGTCTGTATGTTGATTATAGCAGTGGCTATCCCATCAATCTTTACATTCATACCTGAGAAATTGATGGCAGTCTCGTAGCCCCGTTCGCTTACCTTGTCGATGTCATCCTGCGCCTTAAGCAATGCCGGGCACGGGCATACTCTCTCTTTCTCTTCCATGTCGTCCCCCCTTATTTACACTCTTCCTCAAGTTCCTCTACCGCGTCTATAGCAGAGTTGATAACCTTCCTAGCTAATTCTAAATCAATTTTTCCCTGCGTGATAATTGCTACAGTGGAGGGAACAATTGCTACAATTGCCCCGACTACTATATCAGCTACCGATTGCCGCATTCCAAATATCATCATAATTCCTGTGATGGTGGATGCTGAGGCGAGTAGGAACTTCCTACTCGCGAACTTCTTTAATGCCTTCATATGTACCTCCTCTACCCCATTATTGGGGCATACTTCCTGAATACAGCGGATGACGTGGTGTTTGTCTCAATCGGCTGAATGTGCCACACCTCGCCTTTTTTTATAAGAGGCTTGCAGAGCCCATACTTAGCCAGCTCCGCATTTGTTGCCTCATAGAGCGGTGATCCGATCAGGATATCTACAGCTAGGCGGTATTCGTGCGCCGAGCTTCCCGGCTTCGCGGCGAGCTTGATTCCGCGCTTGCCGAGTTTCTTGGTCTTCTTGTACACTAGGTACTCTTGATAATATTCATTTTGCACTGCATACGATCTGTACGGATTTCCGTTGATGTGTGACTGCTCTTCCTTGTCCCTAGAGAACGCCGCCAACCGGTGGCAGAACTCAGGGTCGAGGTCTTTCCACATACCAATCAGCCATACATACGGATCTGCCTGCGGATATTTACCTGTTACTAGTCTAGTCTTCATTGTTGTACCCCCCTATTATGCTTGGGTGTTAAGTTGTAGCAAGTCCCACGTTGAGTCGGTCGAGTTATACATGAAAGTGCAATACATTGTCTTGCTTAGTACGGTCGTCGTGGGAAGTGTCGCCCCCATACTGCGGAATATGGCGTTCCATGTAAGTGCTCTTGCGGTAGCGTTGTCTTTAAATCGAATGACAAGCTCCTGACCGTTAGTGGGTGTTCCGGTTGGAGCGGATATCGTTGCGGCGACAGCTAACGCAGTGACGGTATACAGGTCCGTGGTGTCCCCGTTGATCGCGATCGGTGTTCCGGACGCCACGGTATTGACTCTCTTTGTGATACGCTTGTTCGTTAGGGTATCCGTGGTCGCTCTTGCTACAACAGTATCAGCAGAAGTCGGGAGAGTGAGTGTATTGGTGGGAGTCAATATGCTTGTGATCTTTGGGGTGGTCAGGGTTTTATTTGTAAGTGTTTCTGCCCCCGTCAATGTCGCCCCAGATATTCCCTCAATACAGACTTGGGCTAAATCCCACCGCGTATCTACGGCATTATAGACCAACCATATTATCATCATTTTTCCGAGTACGGTTGTTGTTGGGAGTGCTGTCCCTACCCCGCGATAGATCGCGTTCCAAGCTAGGGTCTGTGCGGTACCATTATCTTTGATTCGGATAATAAGTTGCTGTCCCTCCGTCGGTGTCCCGGTCGGCGCGCCGAAAGTCGCGGTACCCGCTAACGCGGTAATAACGTATACATCGGCGGCGGTCAGATCGGGGATCGGTGTCGCGCTTGATACAATCGTAGTAATTCTAGGGTTTATTCGTTTGTTTGTCAGCGTGGTGGTTAGACTGTCATAATAGGTTTTAATCAAAGCCTTAACATTGGCCCACCCTGACTTCTTTTCATACTTAGCGCTCGTATCGAAAAACCGAATCATATCGTCGTCAGCGAGGTCATTGAACTCCTGTGTTTGCCCATAGGTGTTATGGAGCGGTCTGTCTGCTCCGAGAACGAGGGGGTTCGTTCCTTTCGGATAATCCGTACCGCCCCAATCAACGCTAATGGAGTTGTTATTGCAGGATATTACCTTCGTACCTAATCCTCCGGGTATATACATCGAAACGGAATTTTCGTTGCCAGTAAAGATATTATCATCAATCGTGATATTGCTGGCGTAAGCATCCGTGATATCGATAAATAGGCCTTTATCCATTCCAATACAAGTGTTGTGCCTAAATGTGATATTGCTGGCATGATGCCCAGTATATTGTGAAAGCCACATAGAAGCATATCCGCAATCTACGAAGTGGTTATCGTGCACATTGATAGTGTCGCTTGTTCCGCCAGTCTCAGCGGATATGATTAGTCCCTGCACGCAGTTCTTTACTGTGTTGTTGCTGATTTCTATGTACTGATTTGTTGCCGCAGTAGCGTCACAGTAGATTCCTACACCAGCGTTATTTGGCACATCATAAGTGTCGTTGTACCCGTACTCATATGAGTCGTGCACGAAATTGTGGAATATTAGACCGTGCGTACATCCGTCTTTAAAGTCTATCCCCTCGCGTCTCATGCCTCCTACATCACAGAACGAAACCGTTACATTAGAGCTATGCACGATGGAAAGGGCCTCCTGCTCATTGAGGTAGTTAGAGTTTTCTATCTTACAACCGTCAATCAACACGTTGTCACTGTACCAAAAATGTATACCGGACATAGCGGTGTTATTCGTACTGCATCCCCGGATGACAATGTGCGAGTTATTGGTTGTATCGTCAACGTCTCCGATTCCCATACCGTCACAGTTTACAACAGCCATGTCGAAAACCCTGACCCATGACTGGCTGTGGATATCTATGTACGGCTGATAATGGTAAGACGATGCTATCCCAGTGCCGTCCACTACTACTTTTTCGCTTGGGAATGGTCTGAGTGTTATGAAACTGTTAGTGCTTCCGCTCTTATAGAACTTCACACGCTCGTTGTACGTTCCTTCACGGACATACACAGTATCGCCTCCTGTAACGGGAGACGCCGCTTCTAAGGCTTTATTGATGGTAAGCCAAGGAGCGGAAAACGATCCATTTCCAGACGTATCGTTTCCTGTTTTCGCAACAAAATAGCAGTGAGCTTTGTCGTATCTTATGATATCTGCGAAAGCGAGGGCGTCGCTCAATGTGGTTGCTGTTACTCCGCCTCCTCCTGCCGCGTTTAACTGTGCTTGAATAGATGATGTAACACCATCTAAGTACCCAAGTTCATCGGAACTCACATTTCCTATACTTGTAGTCGATGGGAGGACTACGGTTCCTGTAAGTGTTGGGCTATCGGATCCCACTTTGGCATTTAACTGTGTTTGTATAGCCGAGGTAACTCCAGCTAGGCAGTTAAGTTCTGCGGGGGATATTGCCGCAGCTCCTTGCGCGAACCGAATATCTGTCACATTTGCGTCACCTATCACCACTTGGTTGTTCGCCGTTGTATAAGTGTTAGCGCCAAGCGCCATGCTATTACTGGCGTCTACCTTTTGAGATGTATGGTTTCCAGCCCCGTAACCGACTCCAGTATTTAAGTGCCCTGTTGTTATTTTTCCCAAGGAGCCGACTCCAGCCGCCGTATTCTCTCCCCCCGACGTGTTATACGCTAAAGCGTCCTCCCCTACTGCCACATTATAACTACCGTTTATGTTGTAAAAAAGAGCCGACTCGCCAACGGCTGTATTTGAATTGCCTGATGTATTCTCGTGTAAGGCGCTTGATCCTATCGCTGTATCTAAGTTTCCGTTTACGAGTGAAATTAAAGCATTTTTACCAAATTTGGTATTGGCGGTAGTTGGGGTAGTCACTTTTCCTGCGAGAGATGTTCCAACCTCCTGCAATGCTAACTCTACAGTAGCCCCAGTATAATAATACCCAGCATCGGCAATTGATACCGCCGCCGCCGTTGATGCCCCGCCATCTCCCCTGTCTCCCTTTATCGCCACTGGAACCCAGTAGTTGGTATCGGTAGGCAAATGCCCAAGCGACGGAGCCACCTCACAACGATATGAGGAACCGTTGTAATATACACAGTTCTCATAGTTATACGAAGTAGTAGGGCTATACGCCCCAAAATATGATCTGTTCATCTGCGAAATATCTCGTATATTCTCATTTTCTACTCTGATCGCCTCCCCGGACTCTCGCGTATCCTCCGCACCTGCGCGACTCTGTTCCGCACTTACCCTAATGTATTCCGCTCCAAGGCGCGTGATCTCTTGTGAGTTTCTTAATATCTCTGCGTTAGACCGGTTTCCCTCTGCCGTGTTTCTAATACCCTCAGAAGTGACACGGGTACTCTCGTTACTGATACGTGTATTCTCATTGCCAGTTCTCGTATTCTCATTGCCAGTTCTCGTATTCTCATTGCCAGTTCTCGTATTCTCATTGCCAGTTCTCGTATTCTCGCTAGCAACACGGGCCGACTCTGCCCCGACTCTACCGGTTGATCCGGAACCTTCTGCCGATACCCTTGCATTTTCCTGCGTTACGCGTGTAGCTTCCTCGGAAGCCCAGTCAATATCTCCTATCTTTGCCCACTGCTGATACACAGCACCTGTAATAGCAATGCAGGTATATGCGGACTGTTTCCCGTCACCGTCATCAAGCACGATTCTCTGATCTGTTAATGTATTCCCAGTGAGTGGCAATGCCTCTTTATTAGCCACAGAGGTCTTCCAAGAAGCATCCGCCATATTCGGCTTATTTGTCAGGTTATTCCAATGAAGCAGAGCCCCCCCGGAAGCCTGCATTTCAGACTTTGTATAGCGCAAAGAATCCGCAGAATCAACATACGCTTTATTTGCCACCTGTGTTCCAGTTGTAGGCGTGGGTACAATAGGGGACAATGGGAATGTCTTTACACCCCCTATCGACTCACTTTCTATCAGGCTTACCTTTTGCGTCAGTTGTAGCTGTACAGGGCCCACCACATCATTGATGAAGTTAAGCTGATTTGTTGTCGTTGTTACTCCGTGCAACTTATTAAGCTCTGTGGCTGTAGAAGTAAGAGCAACATTCTCATTGATTTTAGGTGACATAAGTGTCTTTCCTGTCAGCGTCTCTGCCTTTGTAGGCAATGCTATGATAGCGTCACTATTGCTATTATGCGCTGACACCAATTGATCAAGCTCGGCATCTACCTGCCCGCTGTAAGCCTTGTCCCCCGGGTTTAAATTATATAGCCTAGAAATTGTTGACATTGTAGACCCTCCTTATCCTTTGTACGGCTTCTTCATCTTAAACATGAACGCCGTGCCGTATAAGAACACCATATTTTTTGTCGTATCATTTGTTTCTCCGTCTATGTCTATACTTACGCGAACTACTTTTCTGTTTATCTTAAAGAATTTGGTTACGGTATCTATCCAGTCCCACCTAGCAACGTCCCACTCACCGTAGTCCCATACAAGGCTCTCGTCTGCGGACATATCTTCCATTACGATATTTGTGTCTTCATAGTCCGTGTGAACGGTTACGTCTATTGTTGTGTCCTCTACAACACCCTGATTAAGAGTAAGCCACCCGGCCTTTATCTTCTTATTATGAATAGGGGAACCTAAATCGTAAGCTTTTGTAGATAAATGGAAAACCATATTAGATCCCATGTCGCCATATTTAGAGTCATCAAATTTCCAAAATACAGGTGTTGTTGCATTAGCATAGTACACGGTTCCATCAGAACTGGGTAATGTGTCCCGGAATGCTATTCCTTGATACTCTGTCCAAGGCAAGCGCTTCATATCAACGTCTGCGTGGCAAACCATCACCATGTTGTTTATCGTCATATCCTGACCTACAACGCCTGTCTCTGAGCAGTAGGATATGTAATATTTACCGTCTGTATACACCGCGCAAGCAGTGCTTTCATAAGCGTTTGTTGCCTTATGCAATTTCTTGAACTTATCATCTACGGATATAGACACCTTTGATGTAGATATAGACCCTGAATATGTGCCTGTCATGGCATATACTCCGTCCTCTCCTAAATAGAATAGCATTACCCCTACATTTTTTATAGTTCTTTCAGCCGAAGTTCCTGTATGCACGTTTAATTTTACAAACCTAACATCCGTAGCGATACTGTACCCAAACCAAGCCCACACTCCTCTAGCCTTAAATACCAGCAGTGCCTCGTTGAACTCTCTCAGTCCTGTTATACAGTCTCCATCATCAGAGGCCGCTTGCACCATGAACTGGCCGGACTTGAAGTACGTAGGGTCTCCTACTTGGCTATAATACAATGTATTTGGAGCCGCCGGATTTCCGGAACAGAATATTCTGTCTGCCCGTGCCTCGATGTACTTGCAAGACTTTATTGTGGAGAGCATACTATCGCCTTGCGCATTTGTTATCTCCGTAATAGTGGTTCCGTCATATGTATAATATGACCCCTTTATCATAAGGTACATCTTGTTGTTATACACTGTAGTAGACATAGTATACCCGGCGGAAGCCAGTATTGGGGTTGCTGATGCCCTATTGTATAAGGCATTTCCTGCAAGAACAACCTGCACTAAAGTTCCCGATACTGTGGCGAACTCTGCTGTACGATCTATTTTTACACCTGAAAGTCCTGCTGTAGCTACCCACGCGACTGTAGAAGTTCCAACTCTAGTCTTTATAGATCCACGCACTCTTACATCAAAATTAATAAGCCTCCTGAGCTCGTCATCAGAAAGATTATCCGGAGCGGCGGAAGAATTCTGCCCTCCTAGCCACTCATAATATGCTTTGAACTCCAGCGCATTTTTCGTAGTCATTACCTAACCACTCCCCATTGACCGGTCTTTGCCGGCTTCCTGTGCTTATTCATAGATTGTACTGCGGCTTTTGCCTTCTCGTACTGGTCACTGAATACGTTGAATCTCTCCGTCTCGTCCTCAAGCATCATAGCTTGCGCTCCAGCAAAGTATATCAGCGCTCTGTTGCATCCAGCAGGAATATCCACCTCGGCGCTAGAGTCTAGGGTCGTAAGATATGCTGGCCTGCGGTAGAATGTGCATGTTATGGTTGTGGATACATCATTCTGTTTGTACAATTTTGTTCCGCGTAATTTATATCCTATGCTGTCGTCGTCTCCCGGCTCAAGCATTGGAATGTCTTTGTTGGTTCCGTCTACTCGTATCATAGAAAGGTATGTTTCGGGAATCGTGAATATCCCTGATCCCTCCGTGTCCTCATTTATCGTAGCGATGTCATCTAAATACAGGTAAGGAGACAGGTCATCGAGACAATTATTGAACCAGTCTACCCACTGCACATTATCGTATGTTTCATCAGTGAGGGACGTCGCTTCTGTTATTAATTGTGTGAGTGTCTTGCTCATATCTGACTCCTTTTCATAGAAAGTAGGGAGGGGTATAGCCCCTCCCTCGTTGTGTTACTATGCGGTGATCGTGAAGATTCCATGTTTCAGCGGAAGTCTAAGTTCTACGCCCGCCTCTGTGATGTACATGTCCCTGATACCGTCTTCGTCCGGAAGCTGTACATTAGTCATCATCTTCGTGTCTCTTCCTGCAAGAGGTCTGTAGTACAGATCTTCCATCGAAAGTGCCACGAGTTTCCCGGTGTAGCCTTGGACGAGGAGCGGGTGAAGAACGAGGTTCAACACGCCGAACGGTGTCATGTACTTGGTGATGTTTACTCCGAATGTGGAGTCCTTGTCGCTCTGAATCAACTGCACCTTTGTGCTTGCCAGTCCGGCGAACCACGAAAGGATATTAGGAGAGCAGAGGCAAGTTCTTTCTGATCCACCATAGGTGAACAGGGATTCGCAGAATGTCAGCAAGTCCTTTTCTACAACCGCGCCGGTTGCCTTTGACACATTGTTCGCGTTGGACGCAAGAGTGGTCATAACACCTTCGGTTGTTGTTACAGGCTGTGCCCCGGATACGTTGTTGGTTTTTGCACCAAACAGGAACGCATATTCCATGTTCTTCGCATGGCGGATACCGGCATCCTTACGGAGTCTAGCAAGTTCTTTCGGGCCATACAGCTTGGTGGCATCAAGGGTATTGGTGACCGAAAAAGCCGTTTTGAAGATCTGTGTGTAGTTGTAAGCGGGGGTAACTCCGAGAATCTTCTCTGCGGGAGCACCGGAACCCTGCATAGCAGAATTACCAATGAGCAGAATCTTATCTCCGGAACCTACTGCGGTACCTGTACCTGCATTCTCAAGTCCACGTGAGACTGTGAGTGTGTCGGTAGAGATCGAGGAAACCTTCATTACTTCGCCTGTGGTGACGTCTTTGATGATGTCATCGGCGGAGAAGTTGACCCCGGTACCTGTGGTTACTGCGATTGAGGTGGCTGTCGATGCGGCTGTGGCAGTCGTAAGTGTCCATCTCACCTCTGTGTTGTTGTCCATCCACTCGTACTTTGGATGTGCGCAGGACTGCGTATTGAGCCTTTTGGTAAGAACGGTGAGCGGTGTTGCACTCGGTTGCAGATATGCGATTGTCTCGGACATATCTACGACGATGCGTTTTGCCTCTATGTTGGCGTTGCCAACGGCGGTTGCTGTTATTGCGGCCATGAGTATTACCTCCTCTTTACTTATCGAAGATGGATGTTCTGCTCACTGCCCCTAGAATTGAATCGCGAATCGCATCAGCCGCCTGTACGGAGGCATTCTGTGATTGTGACTTGGTAATCGGAGTATTGTCTGTCGCGGCTACTTTTTGCGCAGTTGTCCGTCTTGCGGCCTGCGCGGCGGCGATTGACCTTGCTTCGCTTTCCCTTTCAATGGTCTCGGCTCTAGCAAGCCTGTAGGCTTTTTCGATCCCGTTCTCCATTGCGAAAAATTCGGGAGTTGTCTCTAGCGTTTCAATAAAGGCAGGGGCTACATCACTAAAATCTTTATATTTTTCGGACAGTGCTTGTACCTCTGATTGAATGCGCAAGTCTTCTTGTTGCTGTTGGAGTGGCTCAAGTAACGACTGAACACCTGTCTCGATCTGCTGAGCTATATACCTCTCTAGGTCGTTTGGTGCTTTTGGATTTGCTACCGGCTCTGCGACTGTAGGTTCTCCTTCGGGAAATTTCTCGGCAAGGCGTTTCTTATACGCCGCCGCTTCCATTGCTTTTTGTGTTGCAAATTTACGAAGTTCTTTGTACTCTTTTGCAGGGATAACATAATCCTCGTCCTCCTCATTGCCAATCGCACCTTGTCCCGAACCATCGTCTACGTCTTCCTCAGGGTCTGCCTCTTCGGTAGTTTGTCCTTCCGGCTCCGTATTTGTTTCCGGTTCCTCTTGGGGGATGCTTGCCTCAGGTGCGTCATCGACTTGGCCGGAAAATTCCGGGGTCAACGCGGCATCTATGTCAGCTTGTTCCATTTCAATTCCTCCTTGCTCATTTCTGTTGCGGCCAATATTTCTATTATCAGCTTGCAACGTGCTCGATTTGATATGATCTTGTCAATGTCCATGCTAGCGTCTGTTACGAGGGCACGCGCGCTTGCGGCGTACTTATCTTTCACAATCCCTAGCCATATTGCGAAACCCTCTGTATTGCGCATCTCCGCTAACGCGACGCTGTGCAAACTTGAGGTGGCAATATCTTCATCATACGAGTCTTGTTCTCCCATAATCATACCCCCTTAATTTGACAATTACAACTAAAATATCTATCTGTAGTGGTTGGTTACTTAGGTTGCTCTAAACCTAGTCCCATTCCGCCTACACCGCCAGTTTGCGGATAAATACCTCCTGGTTCTGCTACACCTGACGGAGTTTCTGCCTGCTCGGCATTCGGATCTACCGTGGTACCCGTGTCTACTGGAACGTCCGGTGTAATCAGCTCGTCGATGTTCTTGAAGTCGAACTCTTTGAATATGTCTCTCATGAGCTCCTTCATGTTTACACCCTCTATATTAGAAGAGGTGCTGAGCAACTGAATGAGCTGTGTCTGCCTGAGTTCCTTGTTCACCGCGGCCTCTATTGCGGTTCCAACGGCTACGATGTCAAACTCTGCGTCAATGTCAGCTAGGCTTATTTGCTGTGCTGTAGCATCGCCTCCATCCTGCGTAACACGAATCCACGTCCCGTCGTCTAAGAACTGCTTGTTTAGCTCTGCGAGTTGTCTTCCAACGTCGGCCATCGGGTCTTCTTCCATCATCATGATCTGCAATTTGAATCGCTCAGAACTTGCGCTTGTTAGCAGGTTTGCTACTGTTGCTGTCTCTTTACGAGAGCCTTCCTGCCCTCTGTCATAGTTATGGATTCCGGACGTAACATCCATGTCCTCCTTGATGATCTCCTCTTCTTTGTAGGCGGAACCTGTGACGTCCTGCGTAATCAGCTCTTTTATGTCATTATTTATGTCGTCAACCTCAACGTATCCGTTCGGCCTAGATACCAGCTGCTTAGGATCTACGCTTGCATTCCTGTTTACTAGGTACATCCTGTTCAATGCAAGACTTACATTGTCGATTCTCTGACTTCTAGTGGTGTTAAGCTCTGCCTGCAAGTCGGTAAGCGCAGCAATAGGAGGCTTACCAAACCACTCGTTAGGCATAGGAATCAGCGTCCATTTTGTGAATGGTTTCTTGTGATGGTAGTACGGATTCTCAATGCACTGGATCACTGTCGTTTTGTTGGCAATCAGCACTTTGTAGTCATCTGTCCAGTATTCCCAAATCCTTACCCCGTTCTTCATGTTGGCAGGGTTCTTTTGTAACAACGTAAGGCGGTCTCTCAGCTCCCCGTCCTGCTGATCTTCTGTGGAAAGTTTAGACGTATTACGGTACCCCTTCTCGGAGGTGAGCTCGTGTTTCTCTTTCCAATACTCATGGCCAACAAAAGGAGAACTGTCGATATCCGTATAGGCAGGGTCGAACCGGAACGACTCAAGCGGTATATTCTTGATTTCCGGGGCGTCATACAGAACTTTTGGCTCTACTACAATGTCCTGCCCTTTCGTCTTCTGCGGAGTACCGTCTCCCAACTCCACAGTCTGCTCGACATCATTCTTCCGTCTAGTCACGTTCTTTGTCTCATAGCGCCACCCCTGTTTGGAGATTGCTGTTCCATACAGGCAGGCGGTCTTGAAGATCTCGTAGAATCTAGTCGCCGCCCTCATGTATTGGCGCATCTGAAAATCAACGAGGGAGGTCATGTTCTTACCCTTTTGCTCGTCCGATCCTCCTTGTGGCATATAGGATATGAACGGCCTAGAGTCTAATATAGACCCTATCAATTTAGGAATAGACGTCTCCACGATATTATAGATGTAAGGAATAAACAGATTAGCCCCGTTCGGCCTCTTCTCTTCGTCGGTGAACTGGCAGTTGTACAGCCGATAGAACTCTTGAAAAAGATCAAAGTACGGGTTGCAGAACGATACGGAACGGTTCCAGTCCTCCGTAACGACCTGCAAAATGTAATCGTCGGTCTGCCCTTTAAAGTCTCTAGGGTTATCCGGAATTTTAGGTCTTGCCATAGCATACCTCCTTTAATAGTTTGTTTTGCTGTTTCCAGCCTTATAGATGTACTCCATCCTAGAGCGTAGGCTTGGGAGTGGTTTTAATAGTTGCTCTACATAGGCAAGGGCATCGACAGTATCATCGTGCTCTGAGAATGGAAACTCAGTAAGTTCTCTTCTCAAGTCTGTGTGGTATCTGTGTATGAAAATATCATCATTCTCCCACGCAGGCTGTAGCATCCTAGCACGGCGTATCTTGTCCTTGTCTGCCTTTAGTTCCACAATGTTCAGATATTTGTTTCTCCTTCGCATCTCGTCTTTCATTGCATAGATAAGCATCTTTTGGAATGCCACGGTCTCTATTCCAACTTTACGAAGGTTCGTCGCGCTCTCTGCTACTGCGAATATCCTGTCTATCAATTGGTAGGGGGTTAAGTGCTCTCTTACATAATCAAGCACATACCGTCTCTTCGCTTTGTCCATCCCAACTGTCATGATGACTGAATAGTCTGCCTTTTCATTCTGCGAGATAGCAGGATCGACAGTGATGTAGGTGTCTGTGATAATCTGTGGGGTAGCCAAATCCTCAATGTAATTCAGGTGCTCCTTTCCAAACATAGCATCATCAGGGCTTACCGGGTCTAGCATATACTGGCAGGAGTAGATGTAGCTTCCTTGATCTGCGCGCATTTCCGCTAGGAACTCCCTAGTAAGTCGCGCCGGGAAGTACAACTCTTCCTTGTCGTTGATCGCCGGACGTACCAATGTATCCAGCGTCTTTGTTTCTATTAGATGCCCGTAAAGGTCGGCCATGTGGTACCGAGTCCCAATTACGAGAAGAAGACCACCTCCGATCTCCAATAAGGATAGGGAGTATTTGTAATGCTCCTCGACTTTAATGAGTTGCGCATCTGTCGCCACGTTCCTTTCTGACACAACGTCATCCATCAATATCACGTCCATGTGCATTCCGGTTCTAGCATTATCTACCCCGGAGCAGAATATTGACGGCTCTTTGAGTCCTACCGCTGTTCTATGTTTCAGGATTACTTGGTCTTCCACAAATCCGCCTGAGAGGCGTTTGTTTGGCTCTAACAGGTACTCTCCTTTCTCGTTCACGCAGATCATCCGCATCATCTCGTTGTTGTCTATCAAGTCCTTGACTCCGGCGAGATACAGTTTCGCGTTGCCCAGTGTTTCCGAGTCAAGCATAATGCGCAGGTTTTGATTGTGCCACAGTATCCACGGCACGAATGCCTGTGCTACGGATGACTTAAATGTGTTTCTTGGAAGCATCATCAGCTTCTTTAGTGTTCCATCTAACCCTCTAACGTAGTCTGTTTGCGGGGGCACGATGTCGGATATACCAAGAATATTCGACTTATCGAGACCCAGCGTAATAAATTCGCAGAGTTCTCTGTGCGGATCTTCCTCCATCAGAGTCTTTCCTGCTACGAATTTGGCAAACACATAGAAGTCCCTGTACGCCGCGCGGCGGAGAAGCTCGATCTGCGCTGTCTTACTTTGTTCCGTTGTCCGTAATCTGCTCGACATCTAAGTCTCCTTCCGGCAATAACTTGTTGCTACGGAGTATCTCCTGCAACTGGTCGTCTGTGAAGTTCTGCATGTTGTTGTTCTGCGTAGTAAGTTCAATCTTCTGCGTCGCTGTGAGTCCGGTTCTGTTCAACACTTCCACGGCGGCAGATAGCCTTACCTTGTCCACCCTGCTGTTCATACACTCTGTAAGCGTTTTTACGGCCTTTATCGTGGATACCTCTATCATCTGCCTAGACAACTTTAGCACTTCCTGCATTACAGAGTCTTTCGCCGCCTTAAACGCCGCAGAGTTCCGAATTTTCTGAATATCCATTTTGTCTAGACCCAGTTTATTCGCCATGGCGCTCAAACTGTAACCTTGGATATCGCAGTAGATGACCCCCATCACATTTCCCAGCCCGGTAAGCCCCGTCTCTTCGGCAACATCTTCTTTCAGGAAATCCATGTCTTCGCGTGACAGCATGATGAAGTCCCCCATGTTGGCGTACTCTTCATCCCCCGATAACAGGTCGTGCAATGCCGAACGTTGCTTTATCTTGGCGTCTTTCACGTTCCTCACGATAGACTTTTTCTCGGTATTTTCTACTATTTCCACTTCTTCCATTATAAAGCACCTCCTTACATTAATTTTACTACAGATGGTACATTTTACAAGAATTATTACCATCTGTGGTACAATTATGCTATAATAATGTCAAAAAGAGGTGCATTATTATGAATAGAAGTACTGCGGCGGCGATTGACCGCGAAGGTTGGGCATCAATCAGCGTGAAAGTGCCGCCTCAAATGGCGAAAGAATACGCAAAAGCCATGATCGATGCAGACTGCAACAAGACACAGCCAATACTGTCATTCATCAACAGCGTGATACTAGGAGAAATTTCCGTAGAGATACGCGGCTCGGCGGCACGAACTGATGATAGGCGCAGGCACTACATCATGGATGACACCGGAGTGTTTGATGATTTTCGAGTACGGCTGAAACTTCCGGGAGGGCAACTCATAAATCCACTACCCATTCCAAATAAATTTCTGAAATAATTTAATTAATACTTGACATTTAGTAACCTCCGGTTTATGATGAATTTACAACAAAAAATCATTTACAGGAGGTTTTTAATATGACAAAAGCAATTCGTTACAAAGGTGTCCCCGCAACGAGACGGAAGCACCAGTCCGAGCACAAGCATGAGGTTGTTCTCCACGCGGATCACAGTATGTCCAACGTGGCACACCCGGAAGTCATGCCAAACAGAATACGCTCAATGCGTGGCAGGCGCTGTTTACAGCAGGACGAGCTAGCCAAGCTGTGCGGAGTCAGCAGAGTAACCGTATCTTACTGGGAAACCTGTAAGAAATCACCTAGCGACAAACACAAAAAGGTATTGTGCGCCGTATTAGGATGTGATATCAACGACCTATTCGACTGGAGGTAGAGTGAATGCGTGTAACAGACATATCGCTCACCGACGTAGTCAAGCGCTATCTAAAGGTAGATGCCTGCGAGCGAGAAGGTAATTCAAACAGGTATAAGACAGCATGTCCGTTCCACAAAGATCACTCGCCATCCATGTTGCTTTATGACAAGACAGACAAAGGACTTGGATGGGACTACCACTGCTACGTATGCGGGGCACACGGAACCGCGCCTACGATGCTTGCAGGACTTCATATCGTAGAGACAGAAGAGGACGCCGTCAAGTTACTGCGCCACGACTACAACATGGAACTGCCGGATGCAGTGGATCTACAAACACTGTGCGAACTCAAGGGGCTTGATATGGAGTTTGCGGAGAAGAACGGATGGAAGACCGTCGAGCGCGGTGTCGAGATTCCGTTCTTTGATATTCGGGGCAATGAGTACCGATCCAAGATTCGTGTGAAGTACGAGGGGAAAGACAAGTACATCTACTCCGCGGCGCACGACTCTGTCAACACCAACAATATTCCCTATGGGCTTCATTGGCTCGACGCCTATGATGACGATGTTCTTTATCTGACCGAGGGAGAGACCGACTGCATGACACTGCGTCAGGCAGGGTATCCCGCTATCGGCATCATGGGTGCTAATGGGTACGACACCTCCTACGCTACCTATTTCAGCAGGTTTGCCTCTATTGTCCTCGTCCGTGATAACGACGAGGCCGGGTGGAAGTTGCTCACCGACTTGGCGGAGGACTTCAATGACAAACTGTATATGACCGTGCTCCCAAACGGTGTCAAGGATATCAACAACTACCACGTGTTCCGGTGCAACTCCGACCCCGTAATCTTGCGCACTATGTTCGACAATATGCCAATACTCCCCGCGACCCCCGACACTTTTGTAGCTTCTGTCGTAGCTAAGACTGTAGAGCCCACCGATACGTCCTGCTGGACGATGGTGAAGCGATACAAGAAGTCCACCGCTGAGTTACTGCAATACAAGGACACATTCTCCAATGCCACCAAGGTGAGCAAGACCGTTGTTACCGCCTGCATCAAGGCCGCAACTGCGTCCACCGAGTCTCCTGATTTAGTTGAGCATACTCTGATCGTCGATGGCAACGCCTACTTCAAGCGCGTTATGCGCAATGGCTCACTGGTACAGGAGCGAATCACCAACTTCATCGTCGAGCCGCAGTACGATATCAATACCGACGGCGAGATCATCAGGGTGTGCAATCTTGAGAACACCTACGGCAAGACGGTTTCCGGAGTTCACTTCGACGCCGAGACGCTGTCAGCCCCTTCCAAGTTCAACTGCAAGTGCATGAGCGTTGGAGACTTTATCTTCTCCGGCACAATCGAGGACTTGTTCCAACTCTGCTCGCAGATCTTCTCCACCCCCAAGCGAGTCGTGCATTCCCCCCGCCGTATTGGACTTCTCGACGATGGTTCCTGGCTGTTCGGCAATTGCGGGATTACACCCGATGGTACGGTCGTTCCCGTTGAGGATGGCCTCGTCATTCTCGGCGATACTTCCTACGCGCCACGCTCTATTTCCATCGATGTTGATGGTGGTGACACTGTATCCGCAGACCTGCCTACTTTCAACCTTTCGGCAACGCTATCCCGCGATGAGCTGGCTACGATCGCCCGTGATTTCCGCGGCACGTTCGGAACCCTAGGTGCTTGGCAGGCTCTCGGATGGGTAGTTGCAGGGTGGTTCTCCACCGACATCTTCACCAAGTATGGCTATTTCCCGTACCTGTTCGTCAACGGCAAGCGCGCATCAGGCAAGTCCGTTATGTGCACCATGCTGTCCACCGCTTTCGGATACACCGCTTCCCAGTCCGGCATGTCCATCGAAAACCCCACCAACGTCGGGATACTGCGCTACCTTGGGTATCGCTCCTCGATGCCGCAGTGGTACGATGACTACAGAAACGATGTCAAGCGCATCCAAATGAAGGATGGCCTGCTACTCGATGTGTACAATCGCCATGGTGCAGTCAAGGGGACTCGCGACGGCGGTACGGTTCGGCAGGAGAAGATCAATGGCTTCCTGCTTCTGTCCGGCGAGGACACTCCGCAGAACAACGCTTTGCTTACCCGTTGCGTGGTTGTACAGCTTTCGGCCTACGAGCGCAACGCCCTCCTCTACAAGGATGCGCAGGAGGGTATGGCCAAGCTATCCGTGCAGGGTCTCCGCTGGGCGGCGTCACAGGACAAGGATGGACTGCTTTCCAGCATCGATACCGCTATTCGTGAGGTCTATGCGTCCTGCGGAGACGACAGGTATGCCGGTAACAATGGTATCTTCCTCGGCGCGTTCCGGTGGGCATTCAAGGGTATCCTGTCCGACAAGGAACTCGCTGAGCTTACCGACCACATCAAGATGTACTCCACCAAGATTACCAACGAGCAGAACGCCGAGCATCCGCTTGCTATGTTTTTCAACGATTTCCCCGACATGGCTCGCAAGGGGCTTATCAGCAGGAATGTGGATTTCAAGTTCTTACCAACGCCCGACCGTATCGCGTTCCGACTTGCCTCGTGCCACAAGGCATGGGAGGATTACCACAACAGGGTGGCACCGATCGGCAAGAAGTCGTACCGCGGCTACCTAGAGAAAGAGCGGTTCTTCATTGAGGAGCAGAAGCAACTCTACGACGGGTTGGGGCGGCAACGAAGCTCGATAATCAATGTTGATATGATGCAGGCAGAGTTTCCTGACTTCTGTGCCTACGTAGATGAACTAAAAGAGAAACCTGATTTCTAAAATGCCGTATCACGGCGACGCAGGGGCAGAAATGCTCCTGCTTTTTATTTTTAAAAAGTTTTTGTTCCACTGTCTCCTAAATATTTACAAAAACGGCCATATTTCTTCCATATTTTTGAATAATTTTCCAATTGGGCTTAAAAAACAGGAGTAGTGGAACAGAAATATAGGCGTTTTGGACCAATTTTAGGCGTTTTTGTTCCACTTTTCGGTGTTTCTGTCCCACAATTGTAAATATTTTACACACACTTTGAGGCTATTGCTTGTCTGTAGGGTTTTTTCCAGTTGGTGGAACAAAAACTTTTGAAAACACATATAACACATTAGAAAAAAAAATAATTCAAATCGTCGATGCTGAAAAAATTGTTTTTCTCACGGGTGAGGTATGTTTCAGGAATATTTCTGTTCCACTTATATATATAGTATAGTTAAACATTATATATATAGGAGCACCAACTGATACCGGATTTGTCAACTTGGAAATGATTTACAGATTGGGAACAAAAACAGCTAAAAGTGGAACAAAAACAGCCCTAAATGGAACAAAAACACTTTAAAATGGTACAAAACTGCATTTGAAAGTTTACATTTACCCTGATTTTGATACAAAACACCCTGTTTTTAGAAAACTTGTCCCACTATTATTTACCAATTATGGTGTAGATTCACTGTAAGAATCTCCCTATGTTTATTCATGGCATGTATAAACGATTAACCGTTAGTTACTTGGACTTCATATATATCAAACATCGCAACATGGGCAGTACACACACGGCACCGCGCGCCCAAAACACCCCTCCCCCGCCTTGCGTTTTCCCTGCGACACGGCGGCACTATCCAAAAAAACAATGCCAGTTACCCATAAAAAAAGTGAG